ATGGAGCACGTAAAAAGTATAGGGGACAAGGTAAAGGATGAGTTACTTCCTGGATGTCAACGAAGAATGGAATCAAATAAACCCTAAAGACATCTGGGCATACAATAAATTATCATTGAGTCGGATTTTGGAGTATCAATGTGGTCCTACAGGCACCACAGTTCCAAAGTCCGACTTTTATATTGTCCGTCCATGCATTAATTTGCTTGGTATGGGTCGTTTGTCTCGTAAAGAATGGATAGAAGATAAGACTAATCACTTTCACCCTTCGGAATTTTGGTGTGAAATCTTTCAAGGACCACATTTAAGCGTTGATTTTTATGAAAAAAAGTCAAAATTGGTGGTTTTAGGTGAAAAAAATGCTGATGATCCATTATACAAGTGGCGTAAATGGACTAGAATAGATGTAGAAGTAGATTTTCCTTCAATTTTATGCGATTTGGTTGGTAATTATGAATGGATTAATTGTGAATTTATTGGAAATCACTTAATTGAAGTGCAATTTCGCCAAAATCCCGACTTTCGTTATGGAAATTCAGTCGCAATTCCTATTTGGGAGAAAAAACACATTAAAAATATTCAAAATTATAAATTTATAAATGATAATGAGTACGATGCTTATTTAAGAAAAGGATTTTATGTCGATTAAGGGATAGAAACCCCTTAAAAAGTTCTGATATTAACCTTTTAGAACAAAAACAATGGCAATCAATCCAAATCCAGACAGAAATTCTGATTATATGTACAAAATGTGGGGAACAACGAAATTAGTAACAGATTATGATATGCTTGATGGTAAAAAAGTCATTCAAGAAATTATGCATGACGAAATTCCGACAAAAAAACACCATTTGAAAGAGCAATCTCAACTTCATAAAACAATTCGTAATGATGAAAACTATGACGATTGGGAGTACGGAACGGAACCAAATTATGGAGAAACTTGGGCATAAATAAAATTAATGTAAAGTCTTGTTTGATAAGTGGCACAGGTACAGAGAATATCTCAATCATTTAAAGACATTAGTTTATCTCTTGATGTGCATCCAATTACAAAGGATCTTTTAATATTAAAGGATTCCGATGCAATTAAAAGATCAATACGAAATTTAATACAGACAATTCCAGGAGAAAGATTTTTTAATTCTTCTTTTGGATCTCAACTTAGGACAAGTTTATTTGATTTCGTAGATTTTGGTACTGCATCTGTGCTACAACAACAAATTGAAATTGCAATTTCAAATTATGAACCAAGAGTTGAAAATGTAGAGGTTGAAGTTATTCCAAGACCTAATGACAATAACTTTGAAATTACAGTCTACTTTGATATTATCGGACAAGACTTTCCAGCTCAAGAATTCAATTACATTTTAGAGGCAACAAGATAAAATGCCTTTTACCAAATTCACAAACCTAGATTTTGACCAAATAAAGACATCCATTAAGGATTATCTCCGTGCTAACTCCAATTTCACGGATTATGACTTTGAGGGATCAAATTTTTCTGTTCTTATTGATACTCTTGCATATAATACTTACATAACGGCATTTAACTCAAACATGGCGGTAAATGAATCCTTTTTGGATTCTGCCACAGTAAGAGAAAATGTGGTTTCTCTCGCAAGAAACGTTGGTTATGTTCCAAGATCAAGAACCACGGCAAAAGCAACAATATCATTTTCAATAGAAACTTCAAGTACAGAAGCTCAACTTATTTTAAAAGCAGGTTTAGTTTGTGTAGGTAACGTAGATAATAGTTCTTATGTTTTTTCTGTTCCAGAAGACATTACTGCACCCATTATCAATGGAATTGCAACTTTCAGCAACATTGAAGTTCATCAAGGAGTATATTTAACAAAACAGTTTACTATTGATAATTCAATCAATCAAAGATTTGTTTTAGATAATTCTAATATTGATACTAATACATTAGTTGTAAAAGTTGGAACAAGAGAATATAGAAAAATAGATAATATTTTAAACTTAGACGGAGATTCTGAAATATATTTAATTCAAGAAATTACTGATGAAAAATATGAACTTTTATTTGGCGATGGTATATTAGGAAAAAAACTTACAAGTGGAGAAACAATAAGAGTAAGTTATATCACCACAGATGGAAGAGAAGGTAATGGACCTTCCTTATTTTCTTACTCGGGGACAACTGTAGATTCTCTTGATAGAGTTGTATATCCAACAAATACTGTTTCTATAACAACTAATATAAGAGCAAATGGCGGTGGTGATATAGAACCAATTGAATCAATAAAGTATTTTGCACCGAGAGTCTATTCTTCACAATATCGAGCGGTAACTTCAATCGATTATGAAGCAATTATTCAAAAAATTTATCCAGATACAGAATCAGTTTCTGTAGTTGGTGGTGAAGAATTAGATCCTCCACAATATGGAAATGTATTGATTAGTATCAAACCTAAAAATGGAACGACTCTTTCAGATTTTACCAAAACTAGAATTTTAACAGACTTAAAAAAATATTCTGTATCTGGAATTAATCAACAACTTATAGATCTTAAATTACTTTATGTTGAAATTGAAAGTTATGTTTATTACAATTCTTCTTTGGCATCGAATGCTAACGATGTGAAAACTAAAATATTATCTACTTTAAGTAAATATGCAAAATCTATAGATTTAAATAAATTTGGTGGAAGATTTAAATATAGTAAAACACTACAAATAATTGATAATGTAGATTCTTCAATAACGTCGAATATTACTCGCGTTAAAATGAGAAGAAATATGAATTGTGTTTTAAATACTTTTGCACAGTACGAAATATGCTTTGGGAACAAGTTTCATAAAAATATAGGTGGTTATACGATAAAAAGCACAGGATTTAAAATATTAGGAGATCAAGACACTGTTTATTTTGTTGACGTGCCAATTGAAAATAGTAATGTAGGAACACTTTCAATTGTAAAACCTAATGAAGATTTTACAAATTATCAAATTGTTAAAAAATCAATAGGAACCGTAGATTATGTTAAAGGAGAAATCATAGTAAATACGATAAATGTTGTATCTACAGAGTTAGATAATGGTGTTATAGAGATTCAAGCATATCCCGAATCTAACGATATTGTTGGATTAAAAGATCTTTATTTAATTTTTGATATTTCAAAAAGCACCATAAATATGGTAAAAGATACTATTGCGTCTGGTGATAAAATATCTGGTGTAGACTTCTTAGTAACTTCAAGCTATTCAAACGGAAAAATAACGAGGTAATATGATTACAACTGGTTTTGATACTAGAGTAAAAATACAACAAATTGTTGAAAATCAGTTACCTGAATTTGCCTTAACGGAAAGTCCAAAACTTTCTGAATTTTTGAAGCAGTATTATGTGTCACAGGAATACCAAGGTGGTCCAGTAGACATTATAGAAAATTTAGATCAATATATTAATTTAAATAATTTAACACCAGATGTTCTTTCTGGTATAACGAGTGTAAGAACGAATATTTCTTCAACAGATAAAACAATATTTGTAAACACCACAAAAGGGTTTCCTAAAGAGTATGGATTATTAAAAATTGATGATGAAATCATTACCTATACGGGAATAACCACAAACTCTTTCACTGGTTGTGTGAGGGGATTTAGTGCTATTTCTTCTTATAAGGATTCTTTAAATCCGAATGAGTTAGTATTTTCTTCCACAAATTCCGAATCCCATAAAGTTAATACTAAAATTGAAAATTTAAGTGCTTTATTTTTAAAAGAATTTTACAAAAAAATAAAAACTTTATTAGCACCGGGGTTTGAAAATTTAGATTTTGTTCCAGATCTAAATGTTAATAATTTTATTAAACAAATAAAAACATTTTATCAATCAAAAGGAACTGATGAATCTTTTAGAATACTTTTTAATGTCTTATATGGCGTAAATCCAAAAGTTATTAATCTGGAAGATTTTCTAATAAAACCTTCTTCTAGTGAGTTTATAAGAAGAGAAATTCTAGTAACTGAAAGAATTTCCGGAGATCCAAATAAACTGGTAGGTCAAACAATTAATAGATATGATGATTCTGCTTCTGGACCTGTTTCCGAAGTTGAACTAATAACTAGAAATAATAAAGTTTATTATAAAATTCAACTATTTGCAGGTTACAATGATAAGACTGCAATAGAAGGTCAATTCAATATAACAGGAAAAACAAAAGTAATTGATTCAGTTTCAATTGGTTCTTCTAGTATTACAGTTGATTCAACAATTGGATTCCCAGAATCTGGAGTTTTATATTGTGGTGACAATGTAATTACATATTCAGATAAATCTATTAATCAATTTTTTGGTTGCTCCGGAATTACAGAAACAATAGGTTCAGCAGATGAAATTAGGTCTAATGATACAATATACGGTTATGAAAATGGAGATTTAAATAAAAAAGTAGAATTAAGAGTGACAGGTGTACTTTCTGATCTAGAAGGTAAAGAAGACGCATTTCTTTTTTCTAAAGGAGATACTATTCAAATAAAAAGTATTGGTGAAAAAATAAAAAATCCAACTGGATCAAAAACTTATAAAGAAGAAGTATTTAATTCTTGGATTTATAATACTTCTTCTAGATATGAAATTGAGTCTTTTTCTAATAATACGATAGATTTATTTGAAATTCCAGATAAGTCAAGTTTAAAGATTGGAGATATAGTAGATATTTTAGATAGAAATTCTGAGGGCATAATTTTAAGTAGTGCTACAGTTTTGAGTATTAATTTGAAAAGAGTAATATTAAACTTAAGTATTACTGGTATCAATTTAACCAGGGAATTAAGTCTTAGAAGAAAATTAAGATATGCTTTTAGTTCTGGTGTACCGTTAAAGTATTCTAACATAACTTCTAATATACAAAATACTTACATTGAAGAAAATAATTATATTGGTGTTGCCGCAAATTCTCTACCAGATTATTCGATAGGAATTAATTATTTACGTTCTTCTATAAACATAACTCCCTCTTCAAATTTAACTAATATATTCCAAGGATATGATGAGGGAGATTTAACATACTCAATTATATCTTTTTCTGAAAATGTTTCATTTATTGATGGTGATGCTGTTGTTTATTCTGGATCTA